GTTTGTTGTTGTTGTTGTTGTTTTTGATGATGATTAATGATGGGTTCTGTTTCCATTTCTGGAAAACTTGGAACACCACCCACGAAAGCGCCAGGCACACGAAGTCCTTTCTTCTTCTGATTTTTGTTCATCATATATTTTTTAAAGCCTACCTCCTTCCGATGAATATAAGAAGCTTGTTGCTCAGAAGGGAAAAAACTAAACCCTCCAATAGGTTGGGCAGATTGTTGCTGTATAGGTATTTCGAATTGTTCTAAACCGAGCACTATATTTAAGGCACTGCATTTCCTATCTCGTATATCCATTAACTTAGCAATATCAGACTCATTTGTTAAATGATCTCGATAATTAGTTAAAAGCCAACTAGAGTAATTTCTAATAAAAATCTGTACAATCTTTTCCTCTTCGGACTGCCCTAAAGCAGTTAGATCAAAAAAAGTTGTAAGAGATGCCGCTATGACATCAGGTGACTTAAGTTTCAACATTTGGGAAATTGAAGTTGTCAATTTTTCCAAACGAGGTTTCGGAATCCAGGCATTTAACGATTTATTCCATTGCGCTGTAGAGCCCAAAAATTCTAATCCCTCCAAAGAAGGGGAAATTTTAAAGGCACGGTCCTTTACAGTTAACCGTAACAAGGCATAGGTTTCACGTACAAAATCCTCAAATTCCTGTTGGACGAATCCATCAGGAAACCAAAAGGGTTTGTTTAATGTTCCTAGAATATCATCTCCATAAAGAGATTTGACAACATTAGCCAATATCTCAGAATAAGACAATATTCTTCCGAATTGCTTAACTCCTAAACGAAGATATAAATAAAAACAAATACGAGTATGTGACCAACAGTTGTCAACAGTAGTGTTATTTGAACCACTAGAGTTACCATCTGGGCGTTGAAACATAGTTCCATCATTCATACAGCAAACAGGTTCGAGTGTGTTTTTTACTACCCATTGATAATGTGTTTTAATACATACATCTTCGGTTGAGCACAACTCGGCCTGATCACCTGTTTTTCTTATCATAAAATCCTGTCCGGGAAAAAGAAAATAAGTTCTATCATCATATACTTCTATAAGACAAATATCACGATCATAACCAGAAACATCTATAGTAAAATGTATGGGATCATCAAAAGCCAACTCATGAGAGAGGCATAATCGATTGAAACCACCAAATTGTTTGATAAAACCATAACGAGGCCAATG